ATTTAATCATGCACTTCCAATACATTTCAGGAAATGGTTTTGGTTTGAATACATCTTCATTACTCACATAATAATCAACTTTATTTAATATGCCTAATGAATCTAATGCAATCTTAACTGTTTCTCTGATACTGTTAGAAGCAACTGCAACTTTCCATCCTCTGCGTTTCAACTGCGTGACGATATACTGAATCGACATATTCTTTGGTGCTTTTGGAATTAATTCAAATGTGGCAGTTTGTTTATCTTGCCAAATCTGGTCAAACTTATCAACTGGCAAACCTTTTTGTTCAGCCAACATCTTAAGTTTCTTTGTTGTGTTTAGACCATCATAGGTTGATAAGTGTTCTTCACGGGTAATAACAAATTCTTCGCCAACTTTTCTAAGTGCTTCATTGAGAGCATCATAGTGTAGTTCACGGGAGTCAATCATAACTCCATCTAGGTCAAATATAACTAATTTATTTCGCATCACGGTGCCATTTATTATGTTTCACAATACTTCCGCCATTACAGACTATTCTATACTTATTACGCACACGGAGAGACCATTCAACATCTTCAGCCTGACCATGCACCAATTCTTCATTGAATGGGTTATCAATCAATACTTGCTTTTTGGCTTGAATAAAACCACCTGAGATATACATGAATGGCACTCTTGTCCACTCATCATATGGTAACGATGAATATTGTGGGAAGATTGGGTCATCCCAAACTACCCAATCAGTGAAATGTCTTTTGCCGGTAATTAATTGTTGTTGACAAGAACAAATATCCCAAGGAACAGATTTACTAAACTCAACCATATTTTTATACCAGTCTTTATCAAAGACATAGTAATCATGCATCAATACTACATTTTCATATTGAGTCGATTGTGCAATTGTGTTTTTCTTACGAGTTGTCCAACCTGGTTTCTGTGTTTCATCAAACTGAATATATTTGATATTATCTGTGTCGTTTGGTTTTTCACCACCAACAACTAGAATTTCATATTCAGGAATATTTAATTCCTCGATAGATTCGAATACTTCAATCAGTTGGTCTTTGTTTTTATAGTCTGTTGTTATGCCGAATGTGTATCTCATGTTAATCTCAAAATGTCATCAACTGTATTACTTATCATGTGTGTGGTTGTTACGAATTCATATGCAATATCCATATCTTCTTGAAACCAAGGTTTAAACTCTTTCATATATTGCAACAGTTCTTCATCGTTATCATATACGAAACCGTGTTCTCTCATCAATTTAGCACCTGCCAAGTTTCTGGAAGCCCAAGGTGTTTTATTCAACATAGATTCTAGAAGAACTAGGCCAAATCCCTCACGGTCAGAGTGCATGATATACAAGTCTGCTTCGTGTAGTGCTGACATCACATCATCACGGTCATCAATCATTAAGTTCTTAACAAACTCGGAATCTTCTGGTTTAATACCAAAACGATTATCGTAACCTGTTGTGACTAGTGTGATATCATAACGGCCAACTTGTTTGAACAAATCAACCAACTCCTGCATCTTCTTATTGTGCCAATAACCACCACACGATAAGAACATCAAATCAGTTTTGATGCCATACTTCTCTTTGAATCCAGTTTTACCAATAGAAATCTTTGGGTCTATGCCATGTGTAACTTGTTTGGCCTTCTGCATGATACCCATTTGATTTGCATAGAACCAATCTTCTTTGGTAGAACATCCAATGTATTTACAATGTTGTAATGCGTGTTTGTATGTTTGGCTCATAGATGGTATAATCAACATGAACAATATTGGCGATGGAATTTGATGTGCATTTTGCAAAACAAAATCTTGAAGTCCAACATCACCACCATGAACAACGATTAGGTCCCAATTCTCCAAAAGAATTTGTGGGTCAGATGAAACTCTTACACCATTCCAATCACCCTTATGTTCACCTGTAAATACAGCAACCTGATGGCCACGACTTAAAGTTTCTTCAGCCATATCACGAACATAGTTCTCAGAACCACCAGGAAATGGTGCATATCTATGAACCACATATAATATCTTCTTCATTTCAACCACCTATTATTCTCAAGTGTCCAAGAAACAACTTCAGATATTCTTTCGGTCAATGTTATCTTAGGTACCCAACCTAAGGACTTCATAAAATCACCACTCAATGCATAACGCAAATCATGACCAGGTCTCGATGAATGGAAATCTACCAATTCATACTTTAAATCTTTATTCTGTGCCTCCGCAATCAACTGAGCTAATTCTAAATTATTAATTTCTTCAGCACCTACAAGGTTAAACTTTGGACATTTTGTACCACCAAAGTCATATTGTTTTTCTTCTTTAACTTGGTTTAATATGAATAACAAACCATCAGCAACATCTTTGGCATGAATGTAGTGTCTAGAACCAGGTATAGTTTTAGTTGCATCAGAATGAATAGTTACTGTTTCACCATCACGAACCTTCTTTACAACTAATGGTATAAACTTTTCAGGATGTTGTCTTTCACCAAAAACATTCATTGTATGTGTGATATAGATTGGTAATTTGTAAGTATTTTGAAATGCAACACACATTTCTTCAGCCGCAGCTTTACTTGCTGAATATGGATTGGTTGCATTGTATCTCGCATGTTCATCATAATTAACACCAGATGGTGCAGGACCAAAAACTTCATCCGTTGAGAAATAAACAAATCGTTCTAAGTTTTTGAGTGTTCTAGAATACTGTAATAGATTTACGGTACCAATAACATTATCTTGTACAAACTCCATAGGGAATTCAATAGAACGGTCTACATGAGAACCTGCAGCCAAATGTAAAACAATATTAATATCACCCAATAAGTTAACTATCTGTGGGTTTAATTCAGCACGCAAATCATGAAATACAATCTCAACACGCTTCTTCATTTCTGCATCCATATCTTTCATCACATCTGCAAGGCGATTAAGATTGCCAGAATAATCTAGTCTGTCTAAAGTTACAATACTCCAATCAGTTTGTAATAAGATGGTTTCAATGACATGGTGTGCAATAAAACCGGCACCACCGGTAATGAGAACTCTTTTAGTCATTAAACTTTTCCTCTATGATTGTTTTCCATTCTGGAATTCTATCATATTGGTGTACAATTGTAAACTCTTTTCCAACAGAAGTAACAACTTTGCCTTCTTCTAATCTTGGTGATGGTTCTTCTAAGAAAGGCCTAAATTGTTCTATCTTGGATGGGTCAGCAGTTGTACCTAATTGACAAGCCCAAGCATCTTCTGATTTTAGGTAAAGACTTGTGTATAGGTATGGTGCCATACTAATCATAAGATTGAATGTGGATTGGTCCACGATTGGAATAGGTCGATTGATTGACATATTGAATATCATACAAGCCAAGTCACGCATATCGTCACCACGACCTGCCAATACACCTACATTGAATATTAAGTTATGTTTGAAGATACTATGGAAATAATGGCCAAATGTTTCTAATAGATTTTGATTACCCCAAGGTTCATCTTTGTACAAAATACTTTCAGAGGCAAACATTAGTTTTTTATCACCAATATTTTCTTCGATGTATTTGATTGGGTTTTGTTGGAAGATTACATCTTTGACATCGGTCGTAATTACATAACGATACCGATTATCTTTTAGTAAATTATAGATGTGGAAGAATCTTTCCACATGGACAGGTAATCTACTTTCATATGTGTGATTACCATTAGAATCTGCTTGAGATAAAACAATGGCTGTGAAACCAGCATCGTTTACTTTTTGTAGAGTGTCTTTATCGACATTCATGAAAATCAGGACTTTATCACCTTCAAATCCTGATTTATTGATTGAGTTAACCCAATATTTGATTTTGTCCCAATTGTAGTTGGTGGAACAGCCAATAATCACATCTTTCATAATATATCCTCAGTTGTTACATTATTTAGTTCGCTTCTTAAAGTCCTTAAACTTCATTACCTGACCTGGTGTGTCATTCATATATGTCTTTACCAATTCATCGGTACCCCATGCACCTGCACCAGATTTCGGTAAAATATCAGGTTTAATATTCTTAGATTCTTTAATTAATTTTACAAGTTTACCTGCTTTCATTAACCCCTCGTCAAATTTAAAATCTTTTGAATCTGTGCTTCTAATACAGGTTTGCGATTAGGCCACTTGATGATTGGTTGGTCTGCTGTCTTTAACAACTTAGTTAAGAAAGGAAGAATAATCTTTTCCACTTGTTGTAGTCTTTGTTTATATTCTTCAGCAGTTTCTTCTTTCTCAGCAATAACAGAAGTATATTCTTCTTCATCAATTGCGGAAAAACCAAAGTCATCATCACCGTATTCGGAAATAATTGCATTTAAGTCGTATTTAATATCAGCCATTATTTGCTCCAATTTTTAGCAGCGGTAAAGTTAGCAAGACTGAATTCTAATCTGTCCACCAGTTTAACTGCATTACCTTTTAGTTTGTCTACAGCCACAAAACCCTCAGGATTTGTAACTTTGAAACCATCATCAGTCTTTAAGAATGAACCTGTGACTTGACGGAGTTGTTGTAATTTACCAATAATCATATTCTTTGAATCAACAACATCATTCTGCAAATCGAATATCTTTCTCAATTCACCTGCATTTTGACGGAAGAATCTCATCAATTCATTCTTCTCTTGTTGTTTCTTCTGCTTAGTCTTTTCCATTTTGGAAGCAAGAATTTCTTTATTTAATTTATCTTCAATCCATCTAATCAATTGAACTGTATGTAACTTAGTATCTTTAATTGCTTCACCAGCACGAACTTTGGTGTTATTGAATGTTTTAATGTATGTTAATATTACATCAGAAGCTGCGATTCTATTCAAAGTCATAGGATTGATTGTTTGAAATAATCTACCAGCATCAGCCAAAATACCAGTAATTTGTTTTGTTTCTTGTTCAGTAAACGTGGCAGTACCAGAAGCATCAACAAAGTATGCATCACGGAACCAAACATCTTTGGTGTTGGTTAAGTGGTTGATATCAATATTGAATGATGCCTTCATGTCGGCTAACTTTTTGCCGGTGTATGAAGTGTGAAAAACAACCCCAAGTTGTGCAGCAAGCATGGCACTAGCCAATTTACTGTCAGAAGGTACTGCATAAACGATAGTATTAGGTTGAAAAGTAATATAAGAAGTTCCATCAATCACCTGTTTTTGAATATCACCCTTAGTGAACATCATGTCACCTTGTAAAACTCCTTTAATACCTAACTTAGGTAAATATCTTAATGCAACTTTTAATTTACCATTAAGACCGGGATTTGGGTGGTTGTTATCGATATCCTCATCTGTGTAATTCAATTTAGCATTAGCATTGAATACAGATTTGGTGCCTACGAAGAACTTACCATTCTCCGGATTAATACCAGCAAAAATGGCAGGAGCTCCATCCCACTTTGTTGTTAGATTGACATTGGACTCTGAATTGCCAGCCAACATATCTCTGAGTGAACGGAGGAAATTAATGGCATCACGAGCACCATTAACTCCACGGTTCAATACCTCATCTTCAATGTGTTCAAGATGAACGTTCTTGCCTTCTTTTGTTGCTTCGGTTAAAAATTCTTTAAATTTCATTAGGATACTTTTACAAAAAATGAACTTTGGTCTGTGTTTGAAGCCGCATAACGGAAAAAGTCCGTTGCGATTTTATTTCTTTTATCAGCACTAACACTTAAAAAGATATCAATAAATTTCATATTCATATACTTGGAGAACAAATAACCTTTCGATTCTTTTTGTTTTTCTTTTGCATAGAATTCAAAATCGTTAAATGACAATATTGTTCCTTGAAAATGTTTCTTATATAAATCATAAAATTCTTTCATAAAATCTTTTCTTTTAGTGAAATTCACAACTTCACTTTCACTATCATCAAATATACCTTTACCTGTATATTTTTTTAAATAGAAATTGACATTACCGCCACCAATTTTACCACCAGCAGCAGTTTCAGCTTTAATTTCTCCTTGCCAACCTTTTTCTCCATCGGTTGCACGGAATTGAATTTCTCGTCCACTAACTTTCATATACAAATCAATAGAATTGAAAAATGGTGGTAAAGGTCCACGTTCTGTGGCTGAAGAAACTCTAAATCCTTCATATCTATATGATTTAGTTTCTTTTCTGGTTGGTTCGTTATATTCTTCAAAGTGAGCAACATTACCAACTTTTTTCAAAGAAACACCAATCATTTTTCTTTTCTTAGCCCACTCATAGATATCTCTATTCAGTGATGCCCAATCAGCTGTGCTTATTTCGGGAACACTCCTCAAAGTTGTCATCCAAATATCACCTGGATTCCACTTATCATCAGAGAATGTTCCTGGTGCCTGTTGATTGTCACTTTTCTTATCAGCATCAAAAACAACTTTTTTAGCCTTATAAACACCACTCATAAAGTCCGAACCACGATGAAAATATACAGGACTTCCTGACATTTTATAATTTGTATATGTAATGTTGGCAGTTTTTATGTAAGACTGCACCCACTCTGGAGTAGATTTTTCAATAACTTCATCCAAAGAAATATCTGTTGAACAATAATGTCCAGCTTTCGTGAGATTCTCTAAAGTTAAATCTTCCCATTCAATTTTTCTTTTTAATACATTATAAGCAATAGAACTCACAAAACACTGGCCACATTCCGTGATTGCTGTTAAATCCGAACCAGCACCAGAACCACCACCACCCATATCAGAATCTTTTTTAATCTGAGCTAGTGATATTTTTCTAGTGCCAACATATAACGTTTTAGTTACTTCGTCCCATTTTGTTGCAACAACTTTTTGACCATTAGACAATGTGAATGGAGATTTCTTACCAATCTTCATTCTGAAGATATCACCTCTTGATAATCCTTTATAAGGTCCTTTACTTGCAAGTTTTTGTAAATCTGCTGGTGTCATCCAACGCTCCGTTAATTTATCAAGTATTTATCCTAACACAATTACCTTATAATGTCAATAGGTTTACCACTAGTCCAGACTTCTATTTCACTCCTCAAACGACCCTCAGACTTTAATGTATCATAACGATTGGATGCTTTATTCTTCCACCAGGTGATAATATTGTCTAAATTGTGTTTCTCGTAGTTTTCTCCAAGAACATAATCAACATCTTTTCCAAGAACAATATCTTTATAATTATCAATACCATAGTTGCAGTAGTAATATCGTTTTCTCTCTGTCAAACCTTTGGCTTTCTCGATGGTTGACATGAACTTATCATAATCTTCTTTATATGGTTTCAATACAGCCTTGGTCATTGAAATAATAGTGTTACTAATCTTCAACTTACGACTAGAAGCATCTTCAGGAACAAATGCACCGCCATGTATTTCTTCAACATAGTTCTTCAAATCATCATATGGTTTGCCGTGCATCATTGGAAGAAAATCAGATTCAGTAATACCACCAAACCGAATAAATGGCTTCATGCCATCATATTGAGATACAGATTTAGATGAGCCATACAATGATGTGGTTTCAAACAAACACATATTCATATCATACTTCTCATCCAATTTCTTACGAACTTCATGTGAACAACAGATTGCCGCAAGTAGTTTACCGCCAAGGTAATTATACCCAAATGGTTGCGATGGTACGATTACAAAACCCATCGCAGCCGCTTTGTTGAATGATTTGGTCGTTGCCGTTTCGTTTGTAATAACACAACCAAGCATTTCGTTACGAGGCTTCATCATAATCGTTGGAGAACCAATCCTGATAAATCCAACCCACTTGCCTGTGTTCTTTTCTTTTACAGCCAAACGAATGTTGCGACCAGGTGAAGATAGATTATTGTGTGATGAAATGATATCAAGGTAACGTTGCCATCTTGATGCTTCCAATTCAACCAACTCAAAGTCCATATCATTAGGATGTATATTGAAATCTGAGAATAAATCTTCTTCAGGTCCACAACCAGGCAAACTAAATGGTAATTCTGCCAATGAGTTTAGTTTTTGCTCTCGCATATATTGGTCAATACGGTCAAAGTTACCAAAGTAATCTTCGAACTTCTGAGCAACATAGTTAGCCTGTTCTCTATTCAATTTCATAATGTAATTCTATTCTCAAATTTATATTTTCGTTTCAGAAATTTATTATATACTTTGTTATCTCTCTCAGCAAATAACTCTTTATATTTAGCCTGAATAAAACCAGTTTTGTGTAATCTATCTTCTATTGCTGATTCTAAAGCATAAGCATCAAGTTCATCGGGGTCACCATAATAATTTAAATCCTTCAACAAACATTCATCTTCAATCTTTTTGAAATGTCGGTAGATAGGACCATAAACATTACCTCGCTGACGGCATTGGTACTTGTGGCGTTTCTCATGCACATAAGTGGTAAACAATTCATTAACAAATACATCCAATTCAGCCAAACCAAAGAATACAGTTTCACAATTTGAACCGAACATAATATAAACTTCTACATCTTTATCTTCTTCGGGGTCAAAATGTCCACCAATGGTAAGACCAGACCAACAAGTATTGGTTGGGTCACGCATCAAACTGATTTTCGCTCTAGGATTATCAATCATTCTACGAGCCCAATATACAACTTGTCTTGGTGTTTTATCACCTAGTAATTTGTGTTTATAATTGTTGATTTGATTGTAGAGAGTTTTATATCTCATACTTTCAAGCCACCAAATTTATTGAATTTACTTTCACGATTACCAAAAGTATTCAATGGTACATCAGGTGTATCTTGACCAGAATCGGAGATATCTACTTGAGCAGAAGCTTCAGCATCATACAATCTCATCTTAGCTCTATCAACACCAATCACAAACTTCTTATTAAAGTTAGGGTCACCATAACGATTCTTCAACTGTTTAACCATAATCTGATTGAGTTGTTGTAGTTCTTCAGTAGAAATCAAAGCAAACATAAAGTCAGCAGTTGCAGGTAGACCAAACGATTCACTAGTATCTTCAAGGCCAACATCCGAGTTACTGAAACCACTTCTCGTTGTCTGTGTTGCAGAAACGATAGGTACACTAAACTCAACGGCAAGACCACGGAGTTCTTCAGCAATTGCTTTGATGTATGTGTAAGAGTTTACAGAACCGCCAGCCTTCATACGACTAGAACAACAAATATTCAAATAGTCAATGAAGATAATATCTGGTCTGAAATTCTTTTTAAGATTCAACTCATTCAACAAAGCACGGAAATGACCAGCGTGTGCAGATGCAGTTGGGTATTCTTTAATGATTAGTTTACCTTGAACTTTGTTCTTCAAAGCTGAGAACTTTCTGTCATAGTCAGCCTTTGGTATTACATGAAGTTCATCCATAGTCACATTCAATGTATTTGCATCGATACGCTCAGCAATTCTTTCTTCAGCCATCTCAAGTGAGATATACAGAACATTCAAACCTTGACTGATGCAAGAGGCAGCACAATGACACATGAACAATGACTTACCAACACCAGTACCAGCCAATGCGATGTTCAATGTTTTCTGTGGCAAACCACCTTTTGTAATCTTGTTGAAGAAGTCTAGGTCAAATGGTATACGTTTCTCTTTACGATGATAGAATTCAAAGCGAGAATCAGCATCATTAATATAATCGTGACCAATGTTACTATCAAATGAAACACCAAGAGCATCTGCCAAGAGTTGAGGAATTTCACCTTTAGATTTGTTACCATTCTTATCATCAAGTATTGAAACTGATTCCATGATGGCATTATAGATTGCCTTGTCTTGACAGAACTTTTCAGTATGTTCAACAAGCCATTGTGTTTCAGTGGGCTCATTCTTAGCATCATCAATTTCTTTGAGTAATCTTACCGCAGACTTGACTTGCTCTTCGGTGAGATTCTTTTTCTCTGTGAAATTAATCACCAACGCTTCATGTGTTGGTAGTGTTTTATATTCATTAACAAAGTCACTGACTTCTTTGAAAATGTTTTTCTCAGTTACATCCGAGAAATATTCCGATTGAATGAATGGTAATACCTTACGGGTATATTCTTCATTGTAAATCAGGTTCTTCAGTATCGATTGTTCTAGTCTGTCCATTAATTAATAACTCTCTCAATATATCTCCAATGATTGTAACAAATTCATCATCAGATTGCAAGCCTTCAATCGTGTGATTGCCTGGATTAATTACATTATAATTAAACTGTAATGAGGCAACTACACCTTTTTCTTCAATACCAACTCTGCCATACAAATAAATTACCCCACGGTAATCGCCAGTTAAGAGGCGAATACCAGTGAGGTCACTTTCAGGTAAGTTGTAGAATTGATAATCTTTATTCAGAATCGGATTCTTCGGCTTCTTCCAAAATAGGATCCTCTCCCATAAGGCTGCCATAAGCAATCGTATATTTTGACTTAACATAATCTTTAAATTCCTGATTGTTTAAAATAGAATCCCAGAATTCGGCACATAACGTATCTGCCATTCTTTTCTTCTCACCAATTTCACCTGTGTCTTTATCAACTTTAGCGAACCATCCATTTGATGGTTTAGTTACAAAGCCACCTTCAAGTGCAATCTCCATCAAACCAGAATATTTCTGAATACCACCTTCAAATGTTACCAAGAATGGGAATTTAGATTTCTCACGGACAAAACGGGACTTCTCAATGTTGATTGTGAAATTCCAACCAACTAAATCAGTACCATCTTTTTCTTGTGCTTTACCGATAATGAATACTTGGTTAGCAGAATACATACCGCCTGTACCACCAGACATAACAGACTTACTAAACATTTCCATAGTTTGGTAAGTATGATTAACTGCGATACAAGGAATATCTTTTGTTGTTAAATGTGGTGTAACGATACGCCACAATGATTTCATAACACGAGCTCTTGACATATCAGCAACTGATTTTTCATCAAGTGCATCTTCAACTTCTTTCTTAGAAGCCAAATTACCAACTGAATCTATGAAGATGATTACTTTATCACCACGTTCAATTGCCTCTAATCGTTTAGAGATATCAAACTTTAATTGTTCTAAGTGTTCGATAGGAATATGTAAAACTCGGTCTGTGTCGATGCCGTTGGTTTTAATATAGTCTGGTGTAATACCGAATTCTGAATCATAGAATAAACAGATGGCATCTTTGTATTTGTCCATATAGGACTTTACCATAATTAAACCAAGGAGAGATTTGAAGTGTTTTGATGGACCGGCTAGAAAGGTAAGACCTGATACTAAACCACCATCTACTTCACCAGATAATGCCAAATTAATAATAGGCACTTCGGTTGGTACGGATTCTTTCTTGTTAAAGAAAGTTGATTCACTTAGTAGTTCTACCGATTTGATAGAGCCCACTTTACGCATTTTTTCTAATAAACTCATTATTACTCCTTTTTGTTGTTGATTATTTTAAAGTGGGGAACTACCCCACTAATTTTATTTATGCAAAGAAACTATCCAAAGAACTCACCTTCTCATGGTTCCAGCCAATACAACCCAAAATGATTTTAACTGGATCTAAGTATGCCTTATCAAATTGCATATCATAGTCAATAAAATCATGTATGCCAAATTCTTTAGGCAGACGAACTGGATATGAAATCACCGTGTCTTTAAAAGGATTAGGCTGTTTCAAGTATGTAAACTTCAACTTCTCACCTTCTTGAATTAACGGGTATTGCTTTGTTAATCCTTTCTGTTTCAGATAATGATTATAGAGAATAGCACCCTTAACATGAATTGGTGTGCCTTTCTTATACATCATCACAGAATCAGAATATTCTTTAAGACCATTGAGACCACGAGGGAAACTAATTTCTTCTGGCGGTAAAGTCTTAAACTCTTTACGGAATTCTTCGATGAAGTTTTGAACATCATCTTCTGTGCCACGAAGCATTAATCTAATAGTTTCTTTCATCTTCTCACGAATAGCACTAGGTGTTGAAGATTTAACCATCTCAAGACCCATTACTTTCATTTCAGGTTCGGCATACTGAACGCCTTCATTGTTATATACGTTTAGAATATAACGTTTCTTGGCAGTCCAAATACCTTTATCTGAAAGACCTTCACGTTTCATTTGCATTTTTTGTTCAAATGCTTTAACGTATTCAGCCAACTCCTGATAACTCGTATCAATGAACGGTTGAATCTTCTGCTCACATATCTTATCCATGATTCCGATGGTTTTTGTTGTAGAGTCCAGTTTATCGTAACCAAACTTACTGACAAGCTCTCCAAGGCGTAGATAGATACTGTCAGTATCACTCGCAATAACATAGTCAACATTCTTACTTCCTATTAAATTGTTCATAAACCGATTCAATTTATTTTCAATCCAGCGAATTGATAATTGACCAGCTGTAGTGACACCGAGAGCCTGTCGCAAATCATAGAATCGGAAATATTGTGAACCCATTGCACCGTAAGCTGAGTTTAGAGAAACTTTCTTCGCTAACTGTAGGTTATCGTAACGAGCAACTCTTTTCTTGATTTCATACTTCTTCGCTGGGTCGCTCTCTTTTTCGTATTCGGCCTTTGCAGCCAACATCTTCTTCTTATAAACTTTTCTATCTTCATACATTTCCTGCAACATTCTAGGTAAGAAGCCTTGTTGTTCAGTCCGGAAGAATTGTCCATTTGGTGTTAATGTAACGCCTTTTAGACCAGACAAGTCAACTTCTTTGTTTAACATCTTTTCAACAGAAATACCACGTTGAATAACCTTACGCATTTCATCATCATAGTCAGCAGGTTCTACAATCATTTCGGGTGAAATATTATACTGCATCATTAAATGAGGATACAATGAGTTTAAATCAAATGAAGCGACCCAATCATGTCTACCGACTTGTGGGTCTTTCACATAAGCACCCTCAAATCTATCATCTTTTTGACTGATGATTTTAGGTGGTACAACAATGTTCTTCTCAATCAGGTAAGAATAGATTAGAGAATCCCACATTCTTGTTTGAGCAAAGATATCTTCATAGTTAGTTTTGGTATCATAAGCTAGAGTTAAACCCAACTCAAACAATTTTAACTTCTCATCAAGGCGTAAAATCAAATCAACGTCTTTGATGTTATATTCAATAAACTTCTGATAGTTTAAACGATATAGTGCGTGTAAGTTATCATACTCATCATAAGATAGTTTACTCTCACCAATCTCTACGTTAGCAATATTATCCAACTTATACGATTCTTGTGATTTACCACCTGGCGCATACCATCTGTATAGTTCGATATAGTCCCATGTTGCAACACCCAACATCTCGTAAGCAATATTCTCACGACCCATCGCCATCACTTTGCGTTGATTGACAATGTTCCAAGGAGATAACTTCTTAGCTTCATCTTCACCCAACAAACGAGTGGTACGATTGTAAATGTATGGTATATCAAAGAACTTAATGTTCCAACCAGAAATAATGTCAGGACATTTATCTTGCCATAACTGAAAGAACTTTTTGATTAGTGTAGTTTCATCGGCACACTTGATATAGATTTCATTACCTTGTGTTACATAATCACCGCAACCAAATACGACAGTTTGACCACCAACATATTTGATACAAATAGCTGTGATAGGTTCTTGTGCGATGTAAGGGTCAGGGAAACCATTTTCAGA